ATTGAATCAGCATTACCACAATTACTTAAAGTATTCGTAGCAGGTGATAAGGTAGTAGCATTTGATCCTAAAGGTCCAGAAGATCAAGAAGCAGCAGATCAAGAGACTGACTATATCAACCATGTCGTTATGGAAAAGAACGAAGGTTTTAAAGTATTCTACGTATGGTTTAAAGACGCATTACTATCCAAAAATGGTTATGTAAAAGTTTATTCAGAAGAATACGAAGAAACAGAAGAATACGAGTATAAAGGTCTTACAGAAGCACAACTTACATTATTAGTTGCAGATGATAAAACAGAAGTATTAGAACACACATCTTATCCTGACCCATCATTTGATTTAGCTGTATTACAACAACAAGCAGCAATGAATGGATTAGACCCAATGTCTATTCAACAACCATTATTGCATGACGTTAAACTCAAAGTAACAGAGACAGAAAACGAAATCTGTATTAAGAACGTAGCACCAGAGAACATTATGGTATCTGTAGATGCTAATGGTCCTTCACTACAAGAAGCACGTTTTGTTCAACATAGAGAGATTATGTCATCTGCTGAAATTGCAGAAGCGTTTAACATGACATTGAGCAAAGTTAAGTCTATTCAAGATGACGTAAGAGATACGTTTGAAGAAGAGTCTAATGCACGTGATATTTACAATGAAGAATATGACAGAGCATTACTAGATGACGAGAACTTAATTAAAGATACATACATCAAGATTGATGGTGAAAGATGGCGTATCGTAGTCATGGGTAATACTATTATCTATAGAGAGAAATGCGAGTATGTACCATTTGCTTGTATCACTCCTATGATTATGCCTCATAGACATATTGGTCGTTCATATACAGACTTAACAAGAGATATTCAGTTAATTAAGTCAACACTTATTCGTGGTCAGTTAGATAATATGTATCTAGCTAACAATGGTCGTTACGCAATATCTGATCGTGTAAACCTAGACGATATGTTGACATCACGTCCTGGTGGTATAGTTAGAACCGTGGGTGAACCTGGTAGTGCAATCATGCCATTATCACATCCACCATTACCACCTACAAGTTTCACTATGGTTGAATACATGGACTCTATGAAAGAAAAGAGAACAGGTATTACAGCTTACAATCAAGGTTTAGATGCTAATACGCTTAATAAGACAGCTACAGGCGTGCAACAAATCATGTCTGCATCTCAACAACGTATTGAGTTAGTAGCTAGAACATTTGCAGAAACAGGCGTAAAAGACTTATTTAAGCTAGTTCATAGACTCGTTAGAACAACACTTACTAAACCTGATATTGTTCGTATTAGAAACAAATGGGTAGAGATTGATCCTAGAGAATGGAAAGACCGTAAAGACTTATCTATCTCTGTAGGTTTAGGCGCAGGTAACAAAGATCAACAACTCATGCACTTGAATACTATTTTACAAGCTCAAAAAGAAGCTATCCAAATTGGTATTACTAACCCTGAAAAGATTTACAATGCGTTAGCTAAACTAACACAGAACGCAGGCTTTAAGAACCCTGAAGAGTTCTGGATTAACCCAGCTAACAATCCACCACCAGCACCACAAGGTCCATCAATAGAAGAACAAGCTATTCAAGCTCAAAAAGAAATTGATGCTATGAAAGTACAAGCTGAAAATGCTCGTAAGGCAGCAGAGTTAGAAGAGAAACAACGTAAAGATGCTGCTGATTATGAGATGAAGCAACGTGAGATGGCTTTCAATGAGTGGAAGACTAAACTAGAAAACGATACTAAACTAATGATTGCTGAACTACAAGCTAATAAAGATATTAAGACTACAGCTATGAATATCAATGGCGTAAGTCCTGAATCATTTACTAGCCTAAATGAGTTTGGTCAAGAACAACCAAACAATGCTTTAGCAGGACTTGTACAAGCTATTAATGATAATATGGCACGTCTTGTTGAGCAACAAACAAACAACCATCAACAAATGATGCAAACTATCTCAAGACCTAAAAAGATTGTTAGAGATCAAAACGGTAGAGCATTAGGAGTAGAGTAATGACTCAATTAAATACAGAGCCAGCAGAGTTACATTTCACATTAGAGATTACTCGTAAAGATACTGGTAAAGTTGAAGTAGTAAATATGGTTGGACATATCATTAAACAAGAGGATAACGAAAATGGCAGTAACACACTCAACAGCGGCTCGTAATGCTGCTACAGATGCAGTAACAGCACTTATTGGTGCAAGTGGTAAATTAGTATTTAGATTATCAGGAACAGTAGGTTCACCAGGTACAGCAGTAGCTACATTATCTTTATCAGCTACAGCATTTGGTGCATCATCTAGTGGTACTGCAACAGCTAACTCTATTACAGCAGATACTAATGCTACCGGTAACGCATCTCCAGTTGCAACAGCTACATTACAAACATCAGGTGGCACAGTAGTTATTCATTGTGCAGTAGCTGCATCAGGTAGTGATATTAATATGACTAATGGACTAACAGTAGCTGCAGGTGACACAGTATCTTGCTCTAGTTTGACATACACAGCACTATCAGCATAAAGGAGTAAACCATGGCGATTACAGTATCGCTGTTAGGAACTCCAACCTTTAATACCACTAGCGGTACAAAAACTGTAACCGCTACACCTGCTGTCAATGATTTAATTATCATTATTACAGCACATAGTGGTAATACAGCAACTACAGCTCCAACAGACAATCAAACTGGTGGTACTTATACTCTTGTAAATACTGCTGTAAAGGCTACATCTGCCGATACCATGAAGGTATGGGTTCGTGATAACCTAATTACATCAGCAACAAGCACTATATTTACCCATGCACCAGGCACAACAACCGGTGGTGGTTTAGTAGTTATTGACTGTCAAGGCATGGATAAAGCAGGATCATCTGCTGTTGTCCATAGTGCTATACAAAGTAACATAGCTTCAGGAACACCAGCACCTGTATTAGGTGCAACACCTAGTTCTGCAAATGCGATCATTGGTGCTGTATTTAATGCTAGTAACCCTGCTGCATTAACAGAACGTTCAGGTTACACAGAATTATATGATTCAGGATATAATAATCCAGTTACAGGCTTGGAAGTTATGTCAAGAAATAGTGGTGAAACATCAGCTACTATTACATGGGGAAGTACATCAGGTTCTGCATTTGCATCTATAGCACTTGAATTAAATTCATTAATCACTCATGCAAATACAGGAACATTAACAGGTCAGATTGGTTCTGTTAGTGGAACTGCACAAAGAAATGCAACACATACATCTACAGGAACATTAACAGGTCAATTAGGATCAATCGTAGGTAGTGCAGATAGGCAATCTGCTATTGTATCACATACATCTACAGGTTCTTTAACTGGTCAAAGTGCTTTAATAGTAGGTAGTGCTAATAGTAGCACACCAAGACCATCATCAGGATCATTAACAGGGCAAGGATCTACAGTTGTAGGCTCTGCTGATAGACAGGCATTAGTTATACCTCATGTGGGAACTGGTATATTAGTTGGTCAAGGAAGTACTATAAATGGCAGTTCTATACGATATAGATTACTTTCAACATCAGGTACACTAACTGGTCAAGGTTCTATTATTGTAGGTGATGCAGATCATGTATCTAATACACATGACTCATCAGGTGATATTGTTGGTAGTGGTTCTATTATCAATGGTGATGCTGACAATCCAAATAATGCTGAAATAGCAGGCGGTGGCAAAAAGACAAAACAAAGTCGTAAACCACAAATTGTTATTGTAGAAGTTGATGGTAAAGAATATAGAGTTCCTGTAGCACAAATTAATTCATTTTTAGAAGCCATTAAGGTAGATGCTAAACAAGAAGCTAAACAATCAGTTAAGAAGTCTAAAAAGAAACAAAAAGTAACTGAACTTATTACAGAACCTTATGTTAAAATAGAGATTAAATCTGCTCCTAGTAAACTCATTCCAGAGATATACAAGAAGATTGAGAATATTAATACTGAAATACACAGTATATTTTATGTCGCAATGCAAAAGTATATTATGGATATGGAAGAGGAAGAAGAAGAGATTTTATTTCTATCAATGTGAGGCAAAATGGATAAATCATTAGAAGAAATTAAACGTGGTGAACAAGCAGCAGTTGTATTAGATAATAAAGAATACATTGCAGCTAAAGAAGCAGTAAAGAATAACATTATCACAGCTATGGCTACAAGTGGTTTAGGTGATGAAAAGACCCATAACCGTCTAGTCATTGCATTACAACTATTAAATCAAATAGACAAGCAACTTACTGACGTGATGAATACAGGTAAGATGGCTAAACTACAAACAGATAAGCAACGCTTTAAAGTATT